CAGAAATAGTTGCTGTATATGCTGTAGTTTTAGTTACTATCTTATGATAAACTCATCAAACAAGAGAAGTTTGTCAATTAATAGATAATTGAGAAGTGCTAAAATCTCATCCTATTAATGGAGTAGCTGTATTTGTATTAGCTATATATAATTTATTAGTTCAAGATTCATTTTGTCCTGCTTGATTACCAATCATTACACACCCAGTAGAACAACCCTGTCCAGCTTTATTACCAATAGCCACTATATTGTTTCCATTTCAAAACGCTCCAGCCCAATTACCAACGAATGTGTTAGATGATTGATTGGGGTCTAAGTAACCCGTACCAGCTAAAGTTCCTATTGCTACATTTTCAGTTCCAGTTTCCATGTGAGTTCCTGCATTATCTCCAATCACAGCATTAGAAAAAGCAGTCGTTGAGTTGTTCATTGCTCCTTTACCAATAGCAACATTATGGCTCGCTGTGGTCATAGTAGTCATNTTGTCTTTACCAATAACNACATTAGCTTGNCCTGTTGCACCTACNGCACCATACCCACAAGATGTACCCAAAAAGAAGTTTTCTCAATTTCATACATTGTTTTTACCTGCATTAGTACCAATACAAACATTCTCACTACCTACTGTGTTCATCTGTCACGCACCACTACCAATAGACATATTATATGAGCCTGTAGTATTATTTAGCAGCGCTGATTGACCAAGTGCAATATTAGAACTACCAGTTGTGTTCTTTTGTAATGCACCTGCCCCCATTGCCGAGTTGAATTGCCCTGTGGTATTATTAAGCATTGCAAGATGCCCAACAGCAAGATTACCTTGTCCTGTTGTATTTGTACCCAAAGCAGAGCTACCTATTCATATATTAGCAGTTCATGTACTGACATCATTTAATAAAGCTAAAGCTCATATTGCTACAGAATCACTACCTAAGTATTTATTTAATGTTAAATCCCCAAGAGCAACATTATTATTACCAGATACATTTGCTTCTAAACATCTTCTACCAACAGTTAGATTTCTAGTACCTGTAGTTTGACTTGCACCATTACCTGACCCAATATTTACATTAAATTGAGTATCATCAAAATTAATTAGTCCAGCTACTTGTAATCCATTGTTAGGAGTATTGGTACCAATACCTAGTCTATTATTTGTATCATCCCAAAAGAAATTAGCATTATCTTGTCATATTTTACCACCTGTAGTAATAAATAAAATACTTCAAACTGTTGATTGAATTATTTTACTTCATATCCTCAATGCTCTTTTTATTGTAAACATATTATAATAAAGCTCAGTAATTAATAACTTGTGATGCGGTATCACTTATAGCATATAATGCATTAATAGTATCATCATAAGGTATAATAATTTCATCTCATGCATATAATCTAACAAAATCATTGGTTTTATTTGATAATACTCATGTTTTACCTATAAAAATAATACCTGTATTAGTATTATCTGCTTGTATTCTTATTGATTGAGGTGTTCATGTTATTATTATTTCTACTTCTGATAATCATACGGTTAAATCTCATGCTCAAACTATATCTGTACTTTGTGATGATAAAGAAATATTATTTATAGCCGTAATAATAGTATCCTGCTTATCTTCTGTAGCTGGATTAATTACTAGATCATTAGTATCGGATAATTTAATATTACTAGCTCTATCAGACATAAGTTTTTATTTAATTTTTAATCCTGCTTTTTCGTATAATCAATTTATATGTTGTTCTCTAGCATTTAACCTATCTTCTCTTTTTGATTAATTTTAAGTTTTAATTCCTTAGTATGTTTAAGTTCAGTATTAGCTTTTGATAATTCTTTATCTGTTTTTATTAATTCAGTATTAGATTTTGATATATTATCAATAAGATCTTTTTTATCTGCTTTTAGATCTATAATTTGTCATTTTAATAATTCTTTATCTATTATTTGAGAAGAATTAATATCACTTAATTTAATATTTTCTTTATTTAGTTTATCGTTTTTATTTCTTTATTATCTAATTCTTTATTATTTAAAGATATTTTCTTTTCTAGATTAGTATTATCATTACTTAATCTATTATTTAATTCTTTCAAATCAGTATTAATATTATCTAATTCTTGTTTTTTTAAAAGAATAGAATTAATTTTTTTATCTAATTGTATAGTTTGTAATTTAAATTGATTTAATTGTTTTAATTTTTCATTATCTAATTTACTTTTTAATTCTTTTAATTCTTTTAATTTAGATTCTATTTTTTTTACCTCATCTTTTAAAGAAGTAATTAATATTTCTAATTTACTTTTTTCTTTTTTATGATCTTTTTGTGTTTTTTCTTTTTCATAAGAAATATCAAGAATATCTTGATTTAAAGATAATATTATTTCTTTCTTCTTATCTATTTCAGATATTAATTCTTCATTATGTGTAATTATCTTCTGATTTAATATACTGGATTCATTAATACTATTAGAGATTTCTTCTTGTTTTTTTTGAATCTCTAATTTATCCATTTTTTTAGCTCTAACTTTTCTTCACATAATGATTAATCGTTATCAAATAATCTTGCTTTAATAGTTACTTCTCATTGTGTCCTAGTAGTTACTCTAGCATTTAACCATCTTAAACCATTTACATTAGCTTCAAATAATCTATAATCATCTGCTGTTGCTACTGTCACTCAAGTATCTCAATCTATAGCTGTACCACTTTGTAAATCTATAACCTCTATATAATCCCAGTTATTTGTAACTGATTGAGCTGCTGAGAAATCAGGAGCTTCTTCTTGTATACTTCATTGAAATTTAACAGTTAATGCTGCAGTTCCTCATCCATCAGTAGCAAAAGACAATACAGCATTTCTGAAATCCTGCATCAATATACTTGTTCATACACCAGTAGTTGCTTTTGCATCTAATATTGTGTATTCAATACTATTTCTAATTCACATAAGTTTTAAAATTAAATAATAAACTGATACCAGTTAGTAAGTAATCCTTACTAACTGAGTCAATTTATTATATAGCGTTTCAAGTTGAAGTACTGTCTAATTTTCTACAAGTGATTTGTAAAGTAATTGTTCAAGCACCAGTTCAAGCAGCAACAGTATTAGCTACTGATATATATTTAGATCCAGCTCAAATTAAGGCTTTTATACCTGTAACTGAAGCGTTAGCTAAATCCATAACAGCTGAAGCTCATAATCCACTTATAGCAGTTGAAAAGAAAGTTATTCAGTCAGCAGCTAAAGTAAAATTAGTTCCTCATGCTAAACCTGTAGCATCAGTTCTGACAACTATATCTTCAACAATAACTCCGTTACCTACAAGCTGAGCTATATTAACTGCAGAAGTAGTAAGCGTAGAAGAAGTGATTGTTTTCTCTATAATAAATGATCAATGATCGAAATTAGTCATCTTTCAAAATTTAAATAAATAAAATAAGACTAGGGATTATTAAATCCCTATTCTTATGCAGCACCATCTCAACTTGAGAATACCATACCTCTAGGAGAAACAACACAACTATCAGTTATATCGATAGTAGTAAATGTCCAATCAAGAGTTTCGATATCTTCTCAGTTATTACCTGATGAAGGCATTTTCATTTCTGGAGCAGAATAGATATCATGAAAGAAAGACGTGATTGAAGAATCACATAACATCCAATAACCTTTTTTAGTTGCATCTTTAACTCAATTTGCATTCATATCAAATTTATTCAAAATTTTATGTTCATATTTACCTTCGTAAACATTTACAACTCCTGAATTAGGACCTGATATTTGAGCACTTGATTGTAAAACTCTTCTTACAGAATTTACTAAAGTTGGATTATCTGTAGTACATAATGTATCTGGATTAGAAGCAACTTGCTCACCTAGATTTGTATATATATTAGTTACAATAAATCTTCAACTAATTCTAAAGCTCATTCAGAGAAAGCTGGATTAGTAGCAACTCTTGATCTATATGTTGTAGATGAACCTGTTAATGTATTAGCAGTATTCCATATAGATTGACCAGAACCTGAAGAAATATCTACAGTTCTACCATTTTTATTAGTATATGAAGTTGCAGTACCAAAAGATAAGAACATTGATAAGTTCAAGTCTTCTCTTCTTGTACAAACTCAACCAATAAATTTAGCAGCGTTGTAAATTTCAGTTTCTTTATTAAGAGTTCTCATTTCATAAGTTATATCAATACTTTTAGAAAAACTTTTCCCAATAGTATCTTTATAATAACCTTGTTGTACTTTTGTTTTTGTTGTTAAAGCTCATTCAGCTTTATCATCTGCATAAAGTTCTCCAACTGGAATTTCTTTATGTCTTCTTGTTCAACCTGAATTACCTGAGATAGTATTTACTTTTACTATTCCAGATGATTTCATTGAATTATCTAAAGGATTAGCTTTTCCTGCATCAAATTCTCTATTGATCAGATCAACACTATCCTCGTAACTAAACGTTGATAAAATAGCCATTTGTCTAAAAATTAATTATTAAAATTGTGGGTTTTAATATTAACTAGTGTGGGTATTTAATATTATGAAGTTACAGGTAATGCTGTACCAGATCATAAGTTTCATGCGAATATAAATCTACCTTTTGTAGCAGATATAAAATTCTTAACGAAAATTACTTTTTTAGAAGAAGTAGCTTCATTAACTGTTACAGAATCCGTTATGTCAACATAAGTTCCTTCATGTGTTTGAGCTAATGCTCCTCAAGCTGTTCATAACCATTCTACATTATTTTCTCTAGGTACTTCAACTTTTACAAGTTTAGTTGAAGCGTAATCACTATCAGTAGTAGCGATTGTTTGTTTAATAACTCCAAAATTACCACCAGCAGTTGCATCAGCAATAGTATATTGTCCAGCAGCAGCAGGATTTGGATATACTAAAGCTCATTCAGTAGCAGCAACAGAAGCAGAAAATAAAACTTCAATTGTTTCAGTTTTACCTTTAGCTCTCGTAAAATTGGCAGTGTTATTTACACTATCAGTTGGATTTGCCATTTTGTTCTAAAATTAAAAAAATATTATTTTTTTAAAACTACATCATTGATAGTTTTAAAATTTATGTTTCATGGGTGATTAACTCATAATAATTTAGATACAGCTTCGTCTTTAGCATGTTCAATACTAGAGATCACTCCATCTATTACCGAATTAATATCATCCATTGTTGAATTTGTTTTAACACATACAGACATTATATCAGATATGATTTTATGTCTTTTATATAAACTAAATTCGTCTAAAGATTTAGATTCTTTAGATGTAAAATAAGTTAGATATTCTTCAGAGTATAACTCCTTAGTTCAATCTTTATATTCTACTAATCAGTCTTTAACTGATTTGATTTCTTTTTCTCAAATATACATTATGCGTTTAGATAAGTAGATAAAATAGTTATTTCTTCTCAATTATATGATAAAGTTACGTTGAAAATGTCTTTTTTAGGTTTAATGATGTAAAATACACCATCTTCATCTATACTAGGCTTTTGATCAACATATACTTCAGATCAATCTAGATTATTTAAAGATTTTGCAAGGATAGGATCAGATCTTTCTAGGACTCTTACGAAATCCACTAAATCCATCTTTTGTTTTTTCTCTTCTCATTTATCTAAATATATGATCTCAATTTTTTGTTCGTCTTTATCATCTTTATTTCTAGCAGTATAATTTTTCAAAGTTCTCCAACTTACTACTGGTAGATTTCAATCATCTGTAGGGAATAATTTTAAAGTAAAACTAAATCATTTTGCTCATTCTTTAGCATCTTCATACTCTTTGATCTTATTATGATCTCAGGTAGTCTTTACTAAATTTTCTAAATCAGCTAATCTAGCCAATAGAGCATTTACATCTACTTTAGATTCTTTCTCGATTTTCTTATCTTCTTTTACTTTAGTTCCCTTATCATCTTTCAATCATTCAGGTAAACCATTAGTATTTAGGATTTCTTGCATTTGCGCAGCAGAAGCATTCTTTTTATACTGAATACCTTGTTCATCTGCTTTTTGTTTTAACTCTTTCGCAGATACTGCAGAGTTATTAGGGTCAATTTTAGCCATTGTTATTTTTTATTAGGATATAATTCTGGATATAATGCTTGTTGCCTAGCTTTAGGCATTCACATTCTATCCAGTTTTATCTATAGTCATAGATTGTTTTAGTAGTAGATTTAGTTCAACCAAGTCAGTTTGATGCTAAACTTCATAAAGCTTCATCATCTTTTTCTTGTTTGGATTTCTTTCTATTATGATAAATAATTATCTTATCTATCTCTTTTTTAGTAAAATCAGGAGTTAATTTTCTTTTACCTACAGTTTCTCTAAACTCTTCTAGGTATTTTTCTTTAACCTCATCATCGAATTTACTTAAAGATTTCTCTAAAATATCATTAGATTTCTCTTCTTGCTGTTCAGCTAGAATCTGAGCTCTAATATCTTTAACTAATTTATCCTTATCAATGCTTTCAGATTTATTATTATCTGTAGTTTTTTCTCACTTAAGTATTCTTACTAATTCATCATATGAATCAGTCTGAGAATATCAATCTTCGTGAAGTTGTTTTACTACGTCTTTAGCTAAATCTGTATCTAACTCTAATAAATAAGAATTATCTTGTAGAACTTTTCTATAAGCACTATGTGTTTGAGCAAGTTTCTTTGCTTCTCGACTTGAATCTGAATATCTCTTTTTGTAAGTTTCAGAATCATTGTCGTCATGAGAGTTGTCTTTTTCAAGGGTCTCTTTTTCTTTGCTTACATCAGAGTTATCTTTAGATCAAGGATTGTTTTCTAGATTTTCATCTAGTTTTTCATCAATTTCCATAAAGGGTCTAATGTTAATAAATAAAAGTAGCTCTCTAAGCAGCTACTGTATAGCAACAATCCTACCCACAGGAGTATTATTGCTATACAGTAAATGATTAGAAAAAAGGTTATGTTAATGAGCTTATTTTTATTATATCTATTTTCAATAAAAAACAAAGTTATTTTTTACTTTTCTCTTCAGCTTTCTTTTTTTCCTCTTCTTCTTCTTTTCTTTTTTGTATAATATATCATTCAAATACCTCCTTAGATTTTCATACTTCTTCAGCAATCTCAGCTAATACATTCACTACTTTTAAATACAATTCCTCTTCTCATTTCTTTTTTCAAGTTCAAATATCAAATTGTAAAGCAATAGCTTTCTGTTGTATGAATTTCATTATTAATTCTCTATGTACTACAATCTTAGCCATCTCAGATGGATTTAAAGTATGTTCTTCACTTATCTTATAAGCATTAATAGTATTTTCTGGTATTAAAAGGTATCTTGTTTCCATATGTGGGCATTTAATATTTAAATATTTGGAGTTCTAACGTTAACAACTTCTGGTGGTTGTCAACTAGCTTCTCATCAATCAACTGCTGCCATATCTTCTCATTCAATTAATGCTGCATTCTTGATTTGGAGCAATATCTGGAGATCTAGTTCCAGCCATCATAGTTTGTAATTCTTTATATAATTCAGCTTTTTGTTCAGATACTTCTTGATCAACTTGTTGTTCTGTGTCAATATTATTTAGCTTAGCTAAATCTTCTATAGCTTTTTTCTTAGGTATAATCTTTTCTAATTCTGGATCTGTGTTATAAGCATTAGTAACATTTGCTAATCCAGTATAGAATTCCATCCTTTGAGCTTTTTCTACTTCATTTATAGTTGGAGTATTAAGATCAGTACTTACATCTATTTTAACACTTCATCTAATTCTTTCAGGAGTTATTTCAAATTCTATCTTTTCATTTGTATCTAAGAATTTATCTCACTTCATTTTAGGTACTTCAATCTTTGGATATGTTTTTCAGCTTTTCATAATTTCTCACCATTTTCATCTTCTTCTTCTATTTCATTATTTTCTTCATTTATTTTATTAATCCTCTAACCATTTTAATGGATAAAACATTTGTAAATTATCTTTATGTAAATTAGCTAATCTCTCAAAAGCTTTATCTCTATTTTTTAATACTACATTTACTCTTTGTAGACTAGATTCTTTTTGTACAGCTGTTTGATATGCTGTTTGTTGAGCATCTCATAATATATTTTGTATATCTATTCACACAAACATAGCTATTTGTTTAAACAATTCTTGTAAATATGTAAATATAGCTTGATTTGGAGGAGTTCAATTTAATTGATGGAAGTTTCAATTTAAATTACCTTTGAATTTCATAAATTGATTATTGTATGCAAATTGATTTCAATCAAAAGTTAGATTAGATCATATAGCAATTGTTTCTTGATTAGATTTTTTTGATTGATTCCATTAGCATTTCTCTCAGCTTGTTTATATCTGATTTAAAAGTTACTACAGCTTCACATAAACCATATCAATAAATAGAAAATAGATTTTTACCATACTGTCTAATTATAAAAGGAAGACTGTGTGTTGCATTTAAAATTGGATGCTCTTTTATTTTAAATTTATCATTAACCACTTCTACATACAAATCAAGTTTAGTATTCCAATATTTAGTAATTTTAACGTATCTAGCTTCTCATTCTCATTTCTCTTCTTGCATTAAAAATGGTCTGTATTCGTCATTCTTAGTTTGAGTAGGTATAATAGCATCTAATACTTCTTTTTCATATCATTTATCTAATTTTAAATTTAAAAATTCTTCATAACTTAAATATGTTTCTAAAATACAATCAACTGCTTCATCTATATTTTTTGCTTTTTCATCAATCCAAAAAGATCTAATATCTACGTTTTCCATTAAGATATCAGCTTTTGTCTGTAATTTTCTTTGAAACTTTATAACTCCATCATCATCTTCTCATTCAAAATCTGATATAACCCTATATGATCTATTATATCATGTATAAATAATTGAAGTTCAAAAAATAGAAGTTAAATATTCATTATCTAATATAGCTGAATCTCTATTATTGATAGACCAATCATCTTTCCATACTTTTTCAAGCACCTGTCATTGAAATTGAAATTCTTTAGCTCAAGTGAAAGTAAAATTAGTTGGTCTTTTTATTGCTTCTGCTACAAATAATTCTATAATAGCTCTTTCTAAAGGTACGTTACTAGCACTTCTACCATCGGTATACGGTACAAAAAGGGCTTCATATTGTTTTGCATATTGTTTCCATTGTTTATCAATATTAGTTCTTTTTACTTCCATATCACTCTTTCTTTGAGCAATATATCACACAAGTTTTTCATCCTCCTTAGATTGAATATATTTACCTACCTTAGGTTCTTCTATTGTTTTAATAGTATCTAAGGTTTTTGTAGTATTTTTACTAGTGTTCTCAATAATCATAATTTAGTATTTATGGATATAAATATAGTATATTCTTTTTCTAAGAATACACAACTTTAATTTCTCAAGTTACTGGATCTTTAATTTCTACAGGTGTTTTTTTAGTCTCTTGTCATTTTTGTGTTTCAACAAAATTATCTAACATATAGATAGTCATGTATTCTAAAGCAGTCCTATAATGAGAAGTCCAATCATGTATAGGTAGATTAGTAGGCTGGGTCCTTACTGATCATTCTTTTACCTCTGGGTATTTAGCATTTTGTATAGCACTTATAAAATCACTACATCTAGGATTAACTCTAATTCTATGTAAATTAGCTTTAGTTTTAATTATTTGCGTGGTTTTTGGATTATCTTTTGTATCTGGAATATTAAGATGTATTCCTACTTTAGCATATTCATCATATATAACTATTCAGTCTGGATGATGATTATTTTTTATATTACTGTGTGTGTCATAAGGATCAGATATAAAAGTAGCTTGTCTCCAATTATACTTCTTTAATCTATCTAAAAATTCTAATTCATTATCAGTTAATGCTATTTTTGGAGCTGTAGCTAAGAAATCAGCCATATCTGGCACATCACAGTTCATCTCTATCGTATTTATTATATCCCAGAATTGACTATCGTAATTAGGTTGCATCACAATAACAGCATTAGGATCAGTTCATCAATGAGAATTATCTATGATAATAAATAATGGTTTAGTTGGGTTATATTCTACATTATCAACATTTCAATTAAATCATGCATATACTCTTCATTTAATCGCTACATTATAATCTATTTCTAATTCTTGAGCTATCTGCTCTTTTGTCATATCACTGGTTTTCCATTTATACCATTCTGGAGTATAATAAGGATTTTCTGACCAATGACACTTATGATATCTAACTTTATTATCAATTGCTAACTCTCTCATTCTATAATATTCATTTCACTCTCAATTTGGAGTAGAATTGAAAAATCTACAAGGGCAAGTTGATGCTACTGATTTATTAATAGCTGTAGCGTTAGCCATAAAGGCCATTTCATCAAATATAGTAAAGTTAACAGTGCCTCATCTTCAAGCGTTTTCATTAGCAGACTCTCATTTTATAACTCAAGTTCAATCAGCTCTTCATATAGACATTGATTTATTATTTTCAGTTCAACTTTCTTTTTCTAATCATTCAGGTAACATCCACTCAGGAAGTCATCTGATCATAAATCTAATCTTTTCAAAGTGTGATTTAATATCTCATTTTAAATCCACTTCATCAGCCTTCATAGAAATATATGTACTTTTCATATTATGAAATATAAAAGCATATAATTGTAATCAAGCAAATAGCCATGAAAATCACATTTGTCTTGATTTTTCACTAAATATACTAGTAGGTTCAGTTCTTTCATTTACTGGCTTTGATCACATTTGAATAGCACTCCATGCATCTATTAAAAAGTCTTCTTGAAATTCAAAAGGCATCATAGGTATGACTTCTCAGAATCTTTCTGGTATTAAAGATGCGTTCCTATCTGTAACTACAAAGTACTTGAAAAAGAACAAAATATCTCTTTTATTGATAGATATCACCGTCTGTTTCATTTCATCAGACTGGCTACATTCATTTAAAAGTTTTGCTCTCTCTCTTATATTGTTTTCTAATGCAGTTAGTATTTCCATTGTTTATTAAGATCATCTATTATATTTATGGTATTTATCTGTTTTTCCTATTTTTTTAGGTTTCTTTATAACTCTTTTTCAATCTCACATAATATTTTGGTTATTTAATAAGTTTAGGTTTTTTAATTGGAGATTTAGAAATACTAATAAATTCCTTGGGTATAGTTCTATTTCAACCCAATAGTATTTCTCAGTTAGTACTATCAAACTCTATTCAATTAGGTTTTTCTGGATACAATCAATATTTCTTAATTAATCATTTTTTATCTATTTTCAAAGTAACAGACCTAGTTATATCTTCTCAATATCATAAGGTATTAGCTTTAGTATTAGCCATATACACTCAAGGTCACCCGTATCATTCTTTACTAGATCTCAATCAATTTCTTAATATAGAATCGACATTATTTTTATCGGTGATATGATAAATATATTTATCATCTGTATTAAAAGCTTTGTCTGCTTTTTTTTCACTGATTGCCTTAGATTTTCAAATAGTTTTAGCTTTCAAATTACTAATTCTTTTTAACATAGATTGATACATTGGAGTATCTTTTCAAAATTGTCATTTAAATTCTTCTAAATAATTAATTTCATCTTGAGCATTCTTAAAATCTGTTTTTCTTTTTCCATATTTCTCTAGATCAGACATAGTAGATTTAGACATTCAGACTTTTATTTTTGTTGTCATGTTTTTAGGTTTAGATAATAATGTATCTTTATTATCGATTTTCTTTCATCATTCTATTATTTTAGCTCATTTTAATTCTTCTTTGCTTTGTTTGATAACTTCTCTTTCCTGTTGTTTAAGAGCTTTATTTTTATAATATGATTCCCTGGCTTTTCATTTTTTAATTGTTTGAGGAGTGACTCTCTTTCATTCTGGTAAACCTAGTGGTTTTGGCTTCATGAAGACAGGAGTACTGCTACCACTAGTCCTATCACGAAGAATACGATCAACATTGACATTTCTCTTTTTTATATTAGATTTTAAAATACTTCATCTATTTGCTTGTATTATACTCGGTTTTGTTTGTTTTCCTAATGTTTTTATTAAAGCTCTTTTTACAGGAGTTAATTCTCATGTCTTTTTTCATAAGAATAACGCAATATTAGAAGGATTTCATCAAGATAATGTCACCCAATCAGTAAGACTTATATTATTATTTCAAGAACTTCTTTTTAACTTCTTAGATAGATTATCTGCAAAGGTTTTCCATCATTGAGTTGTTTTATTTATTTCTTTTAAATTACTTAATCATTCTTCTCATGCTGTTTTAAATTGCCATTTTCTTACTCAGTCTTGTAAATTCTTACTTCTTAAAGCTGATTCTCAACCTGCTTCTAACCAAGAGTATTTAAAATTTCTAGAATATAATCTTTTAATTTTATTGATCTCACTCATACTTAATCATTGAGTATTGTATTTTTTGTTCAATAATTTTACTTTTCTAGATCAAGGTCATATTGTTTTAATAAGTCTTCATTCTAAATCATTTAACATTTCTCATAAATAATCAGGTCATTTCTTAATTTTAAAATTTCAATCTATCATTTTTAATGCGTCATCTGCCTCACTCATAGATTTTCTATATAAAGAAGTTGCTTCTTCTACCGCTTCATCTCAAACTTTAGTCATTCATCTTTTAGTTGCAAATTCACCTGGTGTTTCTCAAGTTATTCTTTTAAAATCCTCTATATCTTTAGCATTAAATCTATTTGCTTTAGTTGATAAAGAAGCTGCTTTTTCAGGAGCTATTCATTTTGCTTTTATTTCAGTAAAAGGTCTTTTTATATCTCTAACTATTGATTTTCAAGCTCCTTTAGCTCATCATTTAATTCAGGCTTTTCAATATTTTCATACTTTTTGTATTGTTTTTCATATAATAGGAGCTACTGCTTTTTCTAATATAGGAGTAGCTGCTGCTCATATAGTAGCTCATACTGCTCATCATTTAACTATTTCTCAAGGAGTTACATCTGCTCATTTTTCTAATATAGGAGATCAAGCTCATATTGCTCATCATACAATTGCTCATTGAACCGTTCTTCATTTCATTGTAGATGCTATCTTTTTAGGTCATATAGCCATCATTTCTCACGCTCATAAAACAACTTCTCAGGTTTTAGCCGCTAAACTATCTCAAGTAGTTCTTTTTCATATCATCCTAGCTTCTTCTCATTGTTTTTTAAAATCAAATTGTCAACCTGTAGTAAAATCTAATAGATTTCATACCTGTTCAGTTGCTAATCAAGTAGCTCATACAGATACATCAAAAGGTACTTTTAAAGCTTTTTTCCATAAAGGTAGATTTTTATATCTATTTTCTCTAACTACTTTAGCTGCTGTTTCAGAGTCTAATCAGTCAGTTATCATTTGACTTAAAACTTTTCACTCTTCTTGAGATATTTCTGTCAAAAGAGTCTTTCTTTTCTTTCCAATTAATCATCTTGCAGTTGTATCATCTAATCAATCAGTTATCATTTGATCATATATATTTTGCTCATCAGAAAATAGATTTTTCGCTCACTCTGGTTTATTTTGAGGTAAACTAGAAGTATCTATATCTAACTTAGGAGGTTGTATTATTCAGGTATCTAAACTAGGCTGGCTAATTGATCATATTCAACTAGTCTGTACTCAAAAATTATTAGGCATATTGTTTTAATTAGAAGGGTAATATTTGTTATATAATTCATCTTCTGATAATTGTCATGTTCATTGATCAGTAGCTCATACTCAAGTTGTATCTGGAGTTATTTTTTTATCTCATCCAAAATACTTATTAGTTAGATCTTTTATACTTCAACCTTCTTGTTTTTGTGTTCAAGGAGCTGGTAATTGAGATTCTAATGCTTGAACTTGTCATTGTAAATTATCATATAATCAAGTAAATCAAGATACGTCATATTTAGAAGCTGCTAATGTTTGTAATTGTTTTTTATATCATCAAGCTAATACTTTTAATGTCATAGATAATATAGCATTATTAACCTCTTTAGTAGATTTTAAATTAGGTATTGTTTGAGCATATAATCTTATATCATTATCTGTTAACACTCACACTTCTCAATAAACTCATCTAGCTAAATTAGGCATTAAGGCTGTTAATTGAGCTTTTAATGTTTGAGCATCTACATCATATGGATTCATATTTTTTAATCTTCCTATAACAGGTCATGTATCCATTTTTGATATTTGTTCTTGAATTCATCATAATTGAGCTAATGCACTATCAAATTTTTGTAAAGGTTTAACAACTTCTCAAGTAATTCATCTTCCTCAAGCTGAATATTCTAATATATCTTGCATACTAGACTCAGGATCATCCATTACTGCCTTCCTGTCTTTTAGAAATTGTTTATATTTATTTTTTTGAGATTTCGTTTTCAGATCTTTTTGTTTAAAAGTAGGATTATTAAAAGTATGAATATCGTATTGTTCTATTTCTGCTTCTTTTTCTATTCATTTATATTCATAATGTCCATAATCTCATTGAGCTTTAGTATTTTCTGGTCTAATGAATCAATTAGCTTCCATCATAGGATCAATTTGATTAAAGTATTCAACTTTATCTTCTCATTCTGGTAAAACTACATCTACTGCATTTCAAGTCATGTGAGATGATTTAGTAGTCCAACTAACTTGAGGTTTATCTGGTTGTGCATATTCAACTGGAACTCAAGCTGTTTCTAATTGAGTTTCTGTTCTACCTTGTCAGAATAATCTATATTGATCTTCTTGTGTCCTATATAAATTTTGTAAATCGAATGATATATTTGGATTTGTTGCAATAATTTTATTAATTCAATTAATTGTTCATTTTGATGCAGTTATAACAGATCAATCTTCTAATTGATATTGTCATAATGTAGCTTCATCGTCTGTCATATTAGATGTAACTTCTCATATATCAGTTTTAATTTTTTCCCATTGATTAGTTTTAGGATTATATGATCACTTTATATCGTTTCCATCTTCATCTTGTCCTATTACTTTAATTTCAGGAGCTTTTATATCTTCAGGAGCTTGCTTTATTCATTTGATAAAATTCTCATTTGATGCTAATTCAGGTACAGCTGCAATAGCTTCTTTTGCTGTCATACTTCAATTATTAACTGCATTTATATAAGCTGTTGCCAATTGAGAAGTAACACTTACTTCATCTTCTAATTGAGTACTATTAAATATAGGAGATCAGTTTTCATCTAATACCATTTCTCAATCTGCTCATATCTTAGGAGAATAAAACTTACCATTATTCATAAAAGGTTCAAATCATTTTGGAATTCATTTAGGTATTTTTATTGTACCTCAATCTGCTCAATAAATAGGAGTTCAATTATTATTTACATAATATCACTTTACTCCACTCATCTCAGTATTAATTGAATTTTGATTGTTTTCATAGGTTATAGCTTCTTTTCTAGCTACATCTACCCTTTTTATCAGAAATCATAATTGTTCTATGCTGGCATCAGTAAATCAAGTAATAGATTTATCTAAATCTTGATACATTTTATCTCTAAATGCAGTTAATTCATCTACTGTATCTAATTTACCATTACTATCTGCTTGAGCAAGACTATTAAAAGCATCTTGAATAGATTTATCTATATTATCATTTAATTTTGTAGTAATATCTTCCATTTGCCTTTCATATTGCAAAGCAGCTTGTTTATTTCATTCTTTTCTTGAAGATTTTGATAATGAATATAGTTTTTGTATTTCACTTAAACTTTTTTCTGCTTCTGTTATTTGATTACTTACATTTTCTATTCTTTGTGAAGATTTTCAAGGCATTCACATATCTCATAAATAAGATATAGATTGTTTCAGTTTATTTACTGAATCTTTAGCTCTTCTAATTGTTTGATTTTCTTGTATTTGAGCAATTTCATTACTTATTCATTCTTGTTTTAATCTATAATCTTCATCAGCTTCCATTCTACCTTTAGTAGTCTCATAATCTCTCATAAAATTAGCATATGATTCTGCTATATCAAGATTATTCTTCATTGCATTTTCTCAAGTAGCAATAAATGCTTTTTTCTCTACATCACTTAATCAATCATAAAATGTTTTATAATCTCATGACAATTCATTCTCTTGTATGATTCAATCTTTATTTGTATCAAAAGTTGTGTAATCAGTAGGAGCTCATGTTCATCAAGTAACTCAAGTATCTCAAACTCATTTAGTTCAAGTAGTTATTTTAT